ATTGAGCCAGTCATCGGCCTTGGCCATGCAGACCGTGCGCTCGCCGACTGCCAGCAGATGTGTCTGCATGCCTTGGCCACCGCCCACGGCATGCCAACGACCATTGAGGAAGAAAATGCCACCCCATGCGTTGAAACCGGTCGCCATCAAGGCGTCATCGCTGCCAAACAGATCGCACCAGCGGAAGTTGGAACGTTTGAGCAGATCGATCTCGCTCATGACGAAATCAGCCAGCACGCCCAGATCCTGCGGTTGCCGCTCCCAAACGTAGCCACACAACGGACATTCCATGCAGGCCAGCGGCACCACGGCACCGCAGTCGGGACAATCCTTGGTTGGCGCCGGGCCATCGTGCAGATGGCCATCGAGGTTCACCTCTTGCTCCAGCGAGCCGTGCATGAGGCTCGCGGTGCCGAAGTCGAGCACCAAGCAATCCGACTTGATGACGCCGGGGAACTCCTCCGGATCGACGGTACGCAGACCGCGTCCGACCATCTGGATGAAGGTGGATTTGTAAGAGCTGGGACGCAGCAGTACAACGCAACTGGTCGGCGTGTAGTCGTAGCCCTCGGTGAGCACGGCCACGTTGACCACGATTTGCGCACGCCCATGCTCGTATTCAGCCAGGCGTGATTTGCGATCGCCATCGGACAGCTCACCGTGAATCAGGACGGAATTGATCCCGGCATCGATGAAGGCATCACAAACGTTCTGAGCATGGGCGACGGTCGAGCAAAAGATGATCGTTTTGCGAGACGAAGCCTTTTCTTTCCAGTGCTTGATGACCGCTTCCGTGATCAAGCGCTTGTCGAGAATGGATGCGACTTCATCCATGTCGAAGTCCATCGCCGTCTTGCGGACGTTTTTCAGGGCATCCTGGACACCCACATCGATGACGAAAGTACGTGGTGAGACCAGATGACCGGCAGCGATCATCTCCCCCAGGGTGATCTGGTCGGCCACGTTCGAGAAAACATCGCGCAACCCCTTACCATCGCCGCGATTGGGTGTGGCGGTCAGGCCGCAGATGCCGGCCTTTGGGTTGCGTGCCAACACTGCATCGATCACCGCCCGATAGCTGGGGGACGACGAGTGGTGGGCTTCGTCGATCACGAGCAGATCCAGTGTCGGCATCTGTTCAAGGTGAGACAGCCGTGACAAGGTCTGCACCATGGCAAACGTCGCTTGGCCAGACCATGACTTTTCGTTGGCATCAAACACGGACGTGCTCATGCCCGGATTCACGCGTTCGAATTTGGCGCGGTTTTGGCCGGTCAACTCGGTTCTGTGCGCTAGGATGCACGCTTTGGCATCGGGCTCAACCAACACCCTGCCGGCCACCGCCGACAGCATGATGGTTTTGCCCGACCCCGTTGGCGCGACGGCCAGCGTGTTCCCGTAGGCATCGAGCGCCGACAAGGTGCGATCGACCAGCAAGGATTGACGGGGACGGAGCATCATGACGCTAGCCCTCCTTTACTGCGCCCAGCTCGGACGACCCGGAACCGGCGAGCGTCCGGTGGCCTGAGCATAGGCATTGGGGGCACTGGCTGCCGGGGCCGGTTGACTGGCCCCGCCCATCAAGGCGGCATAGTCCTTGTGGTCTGGGGTTACTGCTGACTTGATGACGCACTTGTCCTGGCCGTTCTGATCCTTTTCCCAATCGACCTTGCCCAGGAACTCGATGCCGTCGAGATCGGCAAAGCCATTGATGCGACGGGCGTTCTGTGCCGCCGGGCCGTTATCGTTGGGATGGATGGCGCGTGCCGAATTGAGAACCGCCTTGATAAAGGTGCGCCCCATGTTCGACCACTCTGGACCCTTCGGGCTGTACAGGCCGATGAGCGACCACATCTTGCGGCGCGCATACTGCCCTTCCATCACGACAAACTCGCAGTTCAAGTAAACCGAACCAGTGTTGTCATTGCGGGTGGCGTAACCGCCGGTCCAACCCTGTGAGGCATCATCGAAGCCACCGGGTTTGACCGTCATGCGGACACGGACCAGGGCACCCTTCGGAATCAAATCGAAGGAAGTTTGTTCGGAAGCGGAATTGAAATCGAAGAAGGACATGATCAGGACTCCTGGGAAACGTTGGCATTCAGAGAGGGTTCGACGGCGGCGGTCGCCGGACGGGCGAAATCAAGGCGATCGAGTGCAGGTCGCCCCGGCGCGGCGATCTTTTCCATCAAGCGACCCAGGTGGGGTTCCTCGATCAGGTCGAGGCGGCCCGAACGATCCTTGGCCGGATAGCCCCAGGTGTTCAGGGTTTGGCAGATGAAGGCGCGATAGCTGCTGCCGTCATCACCCTTGATCTCAGCCAGGGTGATGACTTCATCGACAATGCCCGGCAGTTCGAGGCCGGTCTTGGAACCATCGATCTGCAGTGAGAAGACGCGGCGATTGAAGTCATCGAGGGCTTCGTTCAGGATGCCGACGAACCAGACGTTCTTGCGCCGGGTGTGCTGCAGATGGGTCAGCCAGCCGATCATTTCCTGGCCCATCAAACCGTAGGCGCCACGGCTGTCGGGTTTGCCGGTTTTCTCGGAATAGGCCTGCGGCTGTCCCTTGCACCATTGCAGGCACAAGCGACCGGCCACGGTGATGCTGTCCACAAACAAGGTTTCGTACTTATCCAGAACAGCAGGATCACCAAAGCGACCACACACCGCATCGAAGTGCGCTTGGCTGTAGGGCTGGTCGTCACGCAGCGCCGGATTTGGGCCACCAATGAACACCGCGAAGTCCCGGCAGTCTTGCCATGTGCGAGGACGGATGGTGTCACACTGGTAGCCTTCAGCCGCGAGATCGCCGGCTTCCAAATCCATGAACAGCGTGGCGATCGGATTGAGCGTCCACAGCTGGGAAGTCTTCCCAATGCCCGACTTCCCGACCAGGACACCCTTGATGCCACGACGCTCTGCCAAGCGCTGATCTGCAGTAATGATGGGCAGCATCATTTGCGCACCTCCTCATCGACTGCAGCTGCAAATGCTTCAGCAATCGTCGTAGTGCCCAAAGCGCCCCGTTTACGTGCTGCCTCGTACAGCTCCTTCAAGGCACCCGTGCGACGCAGAACTTCACTGCTTTCCTCTTCGCTGCCCTGGATGGCGAATGCGAGATCGTCGATCGTTGCATCCGGCAGCAAACGGACCACTTCATCAGGGCGCGCCGCCCCCATCGCAGGAATGCGGATCGCTTCCGGCAAATGCTTCGAGTACAGAGACAGGTTCTTGCGCAGCCAAGTCATCAGCGGCAGGGGCTTGGCCTGCGCTGCCTCCTGTACTTTGCGTTCGGCCACCTGACGGGACACTTTTTTGAACGATGGAAATTTCATGCTGGTTACTCCTGAAGCAATGCAAGACGGAACCCGGGCTTGCCGGTTTTGAGGGTGCGGGCCGGTGCAAACGCGCTTTTCAGCGTTTCTGGCCAGGCGTTGAACTTGGTTTCTGAGACCCGGTAGCTGATCTCGACGTACTCGGCAGGGTTGTCCCCGTTGGCCGTCATCCGGCGCACGAGATCGGCCAGCTTTTTCTGATCCCAATCGACTTTTTTGGGGAGATCGGCAGTGACCTGAACATGGCCGTCATCGAAATGCACGACGCCGGTGTCCTTGCCTGCAGCCAGGCGCAGGGCATGTGCTTGTTTCGAGTACTTCAGGTCCAAGGCGCGATCGAGGTGATCGACGACAGCTTTGGCCAAGGCCTGTAGATCAGCGGCGTCGTTCTTGAGTTGGAACAACGACTCGCTGGTCTGGAGTGCCAGATCGCCGGCTGGCATGGCCAGAACTTGGTGGGGTGTCAGCTGATTCATGCCGCACCTCCCGCATTGACGGGTTCATAGGTGCTCTTGCGGAGGCTTTCGGCCTCGAAGGCTTCGACGTCCTCCAAGCGATAGAGAACACGGCCTTGCAGCTTAAGAAAGACCGGTCCGATTCCTTCAGAACGCCAACGCTCCAGAGTGGCTTCGCTGACGTCCCAACGGTCGCCCAATTGACGCTGGTTGAGGTGTTTTACGCTCACGTTTTTCTCCTTTCAGGTAGTTGCGAAAACGTGAGGAAATGATCGGATTTGGCGTGTATGGGGGTCGATCCGCCCTATGTATGGGCTGATGTATTGG